ATCCTGCTCGTCGCCAAAGGCGATGAGGTTGCCCTTCAGGTCATAGATTTCAACGATAAACCCGTAGCCCTCCATCCCCCCGTTCTTGTAAACGGTGTAGTGGTGGACGCAGTCGGCAAACTTGATGCGGGCGTAGGACATACCGCCACGGGGCGTTTTGGTGGTCGTCAGGTGGTAGGACTTCTCACCGTGAATACCGATGGGGGTCATGTTTCCTCAGTCCTCCATCAGATCGTGAACAAAGACATCACGGTGAAAGACGCTCCAACGGTTGAACAATGTCCAGCACTTGTCAATTCTGATGTAGGACAGGTCATGCCATGCTCCGTATTTGTCCGTCAAACGTGACATAAACTCATCGAGGATATTGGCATCGGTGTTTTCATCACTGTAGCCAAACAAAATATGCCCATCTTCACCTGGCTCAAACGCCATGACGGTGTGTTCTTTCTTCAATATCCGCTTGAACCATGTGGCTTTGCTCATGTTAATTCCTCAGGCGTTGTTGAAAATGTGCCAAACTTGAATGTTGGCATCGGTGATGGTGTCCTCACTGTAGCAAGAAGCCCAGCCCAATTCACCGCAGGCTTGCAGGCTCTTGATGACCTCGGCAAAGGTCGTGACGGTGTGACTGTAGGCCATGTTTGGCTCTGGGCTGGCTGGGGTTGGGCTGAATTGGTGTCGGCTCATACCCCGACCAGCAGGTTCTCCTTTATCAATGGTTTGCTATATCAAAAAGGAAAACCAAACAATGATGGCAACATACCCCTACATGAACACATATACAGTTTGACGATGGTGTGTGTGTCTCAGCACAGGCTCAGGTAGCATTCTTTCGGCTGGGTGTGGCGTAGCCACACCCAATGATGCACATTAAACCTGCGCTATATCAAAAGAACGGGGGGATTCAAAGGCTGACATCGCTGGCGAGCCTAATCGACGAGAGCAAGTCTTGTGAAGGACGACCGACGACCAGCGTCATTTCAACCAATGAAGGTGACAGATTCCACCGCACGTCAAAGACCCTAAACCGTCCAGAGAGGGCGGAGGATGAAGTCGCAAACTCAATGATGTCGCCAGGCTCAATGTCCAGCCTTTCGGGTCTGCCGACGACCGTCCACCTTGACTTTTGAGCACCCTGCGACTGGAGGTATTGCTCGCCCAACAACCGAGCCTGCTGGGTTTGGGTGATGGACTTGTCCCGCACGATCCGCACTACGGGGCGGGAAGGATAGCGGGAGTCGGTGGTGTCTGGGACGCTGACGCTGATGCCAGCCTCCTCGTTGATGATTTGCACCACGTTGAAACCTTGAACGTCTCCGTCCTCCCGTGAAACCGAAGAGGGGTAGAAGTCTTGAGGCGTTCCCGTTCTGGGCAGTGCTCCACCGTTCAGCGGGTGGTTGTCAGCGTCGTCGATTTCCTTGAGCAACCGCAGATGCAACACACCGTGGCGGTCGGCGTAAATCCTCGCAAACGTTGGGGTGGCGTTCACCAACGACAGAATCGTTTGGATCGCCGCCAGCCTTGAGCGGTTGGATAGGTCAAGCCCCTGCGGGACGACAAAGTTGGTCGTGTTTGTCATGTTGCCGATGGGTGGGTTGTAGGTTGAGTTGGCGGCGATGTCCTTGATGATTGAAGCGGCGTCGCTTTGATAATACGCTGGGGAGGTTGTCAAGACCTCCCTGGACAAATAGCCCAGCGTGTCCGTTGCGGTGAACGTCAAAGTGTCCGACCCTTCTCGGATTGATGAAACAAACCCCGTGAACACCAGCGGGGGATTAGCCCAAAGACGGGCTGAGGCAAACACCTGAACAACATCGCCCTCCCTGATCGCTCCAGAACGTCTGCCAGCGACGTTATTGACCTCAATATCAAACACTGATGGAGCGTTCATCCGCACGTTAGCCCGTATGTTCTTGATGCCATGAAGCGGGTGCAGTCCGTTGATGACAACCAAAGAGGCACGAGGTGTGGCTTCATCGACGGCGACGGGACCGTAAATGTTGCGATATCCCACACGGCGGGAACGTGCAAACATAACCTTGTGCGCCCATCCGTTGCGGAGTCCGCCCAGCATCAGCCTCTTTGGTCGGTTGGTGTATTGCAGACCCTCTGGATTCCAGCCACCGTTGCTGAAGCCTAACTCGCCCAGGTTGAACGTGGGCTGGGGCAACACGGCGGACGGATAAGCCCCCTCGGTTGGTCCCGTGGTGAAAGCAAAGCCCCCACGTGGGCCACCCCCACGTCGAGCGGTGATGTCGTATTGGTCGGGGAAGCCCGACTCCGAGAGGAGGTGATAACCAAAGCCGAGGGCGGCGTTGGGGAGCGTTCCGTGAAGGTGTGGGTCAAACGGGCGCGGCGTGGACAGGCTCGTGTAGCATCCCGTATACAGGCGGTCGTTTGTGATCGTGCCGCCTAAGTCGGAGGGGTAGGGTATCAAGTCCAAACCCCAGTGGGCTGGATAATGGGTGGGGCGTTGGATGGTTTCCTTCTCGGCGTGTCCAGCCTCAAGCGTTGGAGCACCCCCAGCGGCTTGAACGGAGTCCACCCAGACGGATGAAGCCCAGCGAGCGATGGCGGTTCTGGGGCGGCGTGGGTCGCTCCCCAGCCGCTCGATTTCATCCAGCAGGGGTTGGGGTGGGGTTATCACCAATTCGTCGCCCACAGGACTACGCACAAGGCGTTGAAAACGCTCAAGGGCATCATCCATACCCAGAACAACAGTCGGGCGGTTTAAGCGTGTTTCTGCGTTCAACAAATGAACGTCAGATCGTCGGCGGAGGTTGAGGAAACCCATTCCTTGCACACATCGTCGACGCTCTTAGCCCAATAGCGGCTACCAACAAACAACACGCCGTCGTCGTTGTGAAAGAAGTGAACCCCAGACAATTTGGAAAAGTCTGCGAGGGTCTTGATTTGCGTTTTCACTTTGGAGGGGGCAACCCAAAAGTCCGAGCGGCTGGTTGAGAATCCACCGCCGATGCTGGCCTTTGCGTAGCCCTTGATGCCTGCGTAGATGTAGGCGAGCAAATAGGAATTCCAGTCGTATTCACCGCCGAGGCGGATGGTGTATCGACGGTCGTAGTTTCTGGTGTCGTTGGCACTTGACTTGACGATGACAACCTTCGTGTCGGCGGTTGGCAGGTCGGGGGTGATAATTGGCTGGCTCATGTTTAGGGCTAAGGGGCGACCCCTTATCAATGCTTCGCTATCTCAATTCTTTAAACGCCCGAAGGATAGCCTGGAATGCCCTGCCCAACGTCGCCGCCGAATTGGAAGGACACGCCACCGACGCTGGGCATGAACAAGCGTGAACCCTCATGCGGGGTGACCATCCACGACTGCTCGTTGGTCAGCCAAATGAGGTCTAACTCGTTGGTGTTGAATCCCCACCAGCGTTGATACCGCAACTGCGGGGCAAAGTGGGTGAAGTCCTCCTCGCCCGATCCCGTTTGAGCCGAGCCAATGGGTTGCCAGCCCAACGTTGCGTCGTATTGGAGGGAAGGAACGGACAACCACCGCATATTCAACGAGCGGATGACCCAATCGTCGGCTGAAGGGTTCTGGTCAAACTCAATCGACGGCAACCAAAGGTGCATGAAATGGCTGAACGGGGCTGGGCTGGCGGGCGCGTTATACGTTCCCCCGTCCGACCAATCTGGGGTGGTGCTTTGCTCCGCATACCCTCCAGCATACATGGCGGTTGCGGCATCCTCCGTATCTGGGACGGCAGGCCATTGAAGAGGGGCAATACCGCTCTCCGTTCCTCCGTCTGCGTCACGGAACGTTGCCCCAACCCGCCCTGCGTCCTCGCCCGTCAAGAGGAAACCGAGAATGATGTGCAACTCTCCGCTCCCGTTGGTGGTCAGCACGATGTCACGGTATTTTGGGTCAAGGTAGCGGGTTTCAGTTGTGCCGTCATAAACGGGGGCTTTGAGCAACACACGGGTCACGCCCAGGCCGTTGGTGCTGGTATATTGGTCGGCGGGCTGGGTTTTGCCGTCAAAGTGGGTCAGGTATGTTTGTCGAGAGGCGTAGGACTGTGTAGGCGTTCCCCCAGAGGTTGCATCGTCAAGGGTGGCGACCACGATCACACGGTCGGCCTCATCAATGATAGCGTCATAGAAGTGGACGTGGTTCGCCCCTTGCCCACTGTTGTTTGCATCGGGGCCAAGTCCTACAACGTGGCATGCGTTGTTGCTGAAGTCAAACCCACCAGCGGAAGTCCCCGTCGTCCCGCCTGACGTTTGCCCGTAGTTGACATACACGGCTGAATATCGTCGGTTTGCGGTTGTGAACGTGGGCGATGCTCCACGATAGAAAACAACGGGCGTGTCGTCACTACGCAGGCAAACTTTGGGACTGTCAATGTCTTGCACTGCGTGTCTTGACGATGTGCTGATGTTTGCGTCGGGTATGGTTTGCTGGATCGTAGCCATAGAATACGAGGCGGTCTGCCAGCGTCCATCATTGGGGCTACCTGCGGGGGTGTCCGTTTGCGTGTAGTCTGGGAACGTAGTGTCGCTGGGTTGTTTGATAGTGTAAAGCACACGCCCCACACCGCGCCCAGCGTATGTCGTGCTATCCGTGGAGGCATCATTCCAGACCTGTTGACAAACGAGGTGCAGGCGGTCTTGAGAATCACAAACCAAAGACGGCTGGCGGAAATCGTAGGCTGAACCTGCGGCGGCTGGAGTTGAAACGTCCAGGGACGTTTGGATGATTATTGGCGTGTGTATAGTCCAGTCCCAATCATAGACAGCCTCTGGATTTGCACCCACTTGCACCCTCTCGGCTTTGTGATAATACAGGCGGTGCGACCGTTCCGTTCCCGTGTCCGATGGGTCAGCGTGAACCTCAATGACGGCGTGTATCGTCCCTTTGCTATCTGAACAAAACGCCGCCCCGTGTAGTCTGGCGTTGTTGCCCAGCGTTGACAAATCTGGGCCGCATTGGTCTTTGCCCTCGTATTCGTAGGTGTCTGGGCTTCCCGACTTCAACGCTTTGCCGTTCCAAAAGAGGTCGCCGTGTAGCGGCTTCTTGAAGTGCGTCCAAAACGGATCGGTGCTGGTCGTTGCACCCCTACGGATGAAGAACGTGTGAAGCGTTCCGTCTGGCGTTCTGACGCTTCGTTGCCCTTTGCCCAGCCCTTGAACGTCCGAGTCGCCCGCCAACGTGCTGGTGCTTTGGGGCGTGTTGGTTGCTATCTCGTTGCGGTGTTGGGTTGCTTTGGTTGATTTTGCATCGGTCACGCCCAACGTTTGAGCGGACACAATAGAGCCTGAGTCCCACATGGGCTTTGTCGATTTGCTGATATGCACATCAACGCTGGAGAGCAATTGCTCGGACACGGCCAAAGAGTCAAGCAGGCTGAGCCTGTCCACGGTCTTGAGCATGGCGGGAACGTAGCGGCTCGTTTCAATCATGGCGAGGTCGTAGTCCGTGTTGGGGAGAAGAGGAATCGCCCCAGCGTGGAAGTGCTCGGTTGGGTGGTCAGCCCAAAAGGAATAGAGCGGATCGCCGCTGACGGACGGGCCGTGAATGCGTTCAAAGTCAAACAACCCATCGACGCCCGCCCCCTCGTAGGTATTGGGACCAGCCCACAGGTTGGTTCTCAAGAACCACTGCCCCAGCGTTTGCCTTGAACCTCCAGGAACGTCCGTGACACCCACGGCAAAGCCCGTGTTCAAAGCCGCCGCCCCTTGAAGGGCGAGGGTGTCTGTGCGGTGAAACGGCGTTTCAACCTCAAGGTCAATGGAGTTGGACATCCCAGCCCTTGCCCGCACTTGGACTTGTCCTGGGGCTAAGAGTTGGAGGGGTATGTCATAGCCCACGCCCGCATGAACCTGCTTCCACACTTTGTCAACTTTGTAGGGGTGGTTGGTCTTTGATACCCCGTAGTGAAGCGGGCCGTGATACGACCACGCCGCCAACGGGCCACGCATTGAGCCTATGCTGGCGTTCTCCGTTTGAACGGGGTCAATCTTGAGGTCGGGTGAAATCCCCAGCGGATCGGAGAACACAAAGCGCATGGGGGTGGCTGGCGGAGTTGTTGACGTGTAGGTTCTCGTCACGATGTTGGTCACTGGATTGCCCGTTGTGTTTTGGTCGGTTTCGGTGAAGAACGGCAACTCAACGAGCGTCTGCCAATCTGGGGCGGAGATGGGTGAAAGACCCACCAACACCAAGTCCTCGGCATTGACAAACGGGGCGGGCGGGGTGACGGTGTAGTCCACCCCGTTGATACGATACCCGCTAAACTCCCAACCAACGGTCACGCCGCTCAAATCCCATGTGAAACTCGGTGTTTCCGTCGAGAACGTAGTGCCGTGAATGCCGCCAAACTCCGCCCACTTTGCTTTGGTGGCTGAGTCCGAGAAGAAGTCCGAGCCGTCTCCGTAGCCCACGGGGTCAAAGAGTCCAGCGGGGAATGACCAGCCAGACCAGCCCAACTCTTGATGGGGGTTTGCCCCAGCACCAAAGTCTGCAAACCCAACGGTGGTCGGGACGAAGCGGGTTCGTTCAAGGTATTGAGTCCGCTCAGTGAACCAAGAATCGATGGGCGTGGTTCGGGAATTGACGTTCTCGAGGGCGTTTATTGAGGTCTGTATGAGCGGGAAGCCATGCCTGATCGCGCCCGCCGTGTCAAGGAATGGAAGGCTAATCGGGAGATGTGCGCTGGACGTGCGGCTCTCTGGGTATGTTCCGTAGGTCAGCGGGATTGCACGTTGCCCGCTTTCTTCATACCACCAAGCAATACGAGCACCCGACCACCATCCTCTATCGTCAGTCCATGTTTGAGTCGCCAACGTTTCTCGGTTGCCGTCGCCCGTTGCGACCTCTTCGTAGGTGATTTCAAACGGCTGATACCGCCTGGGGATTTTGCCCTGCTCCGCTTTCACGGGAGTCCAAAGAAGGATGACGGAGCGGGCGTGTGTGTCTGCTATCACTTTTGACCACGACGGATAATCACCAAACGCATCGCCAGTCGGCGTTGAGCCGCT